CCGCCGTTACCAGCCATGCCGTGGCTCGGGCTCTGGGGACGCGCGCCCGCATCGATGAGGAAGTCGGCCCCCACAAAACGCTGTCGAACGTTCCCGTTGAAGGCGTCATGGGCCTGACCCGCGATATCCAATGGGATCTCCAGAGCAGCGATACAGAAGCAGCATTGCTCAACGCGGCTGATATCACCGCGCTGGTGCGGACCTCGAGCGGCTATCGCTTCTGGGGAAACCGCACCTGTTCGGACGATCCGCAGTTTGCCTTCGAGAGCACGGTGCGCGTCGCACAGCTGCTCGCAGACACAGTGGCGCGCGGCATGGAATGGGCCGTTGACAAGCCGCTGACCCCCATGCTCGTCCACGATATTGTCGAAACCGTCAACGGCCTCTTCCGCCAGCTGAAGGCGGCGGGCGTCATCCTCGGCGCGAATGCCTGGTACGACGAGGCGCAGAACAGCACCGAGAGCCTCAAGGCCGGAAAACTCCGCATCGACTACGACTACACCGTCCCGCCGCCGCTGGAGGATCTCGGTTTCCACCAGCGCATCACCGACGTCTATTTCGCCGACTTCTCCGGCCAGGCCGCTGCCTGACACCGGCCGCACGCGTAAAGGAGCCCCCGCATGGCATTGCCCCGCATTATCACCGACCTGATGCTGTTCAATGAAGGCCTGAACTACATGGGCGAGGTCTCAAGCGTCACCCTGCCCAAGCTGACCCGCAAAACCGAGGATTGGCGCGGCGGCGGAATGTTCGCGCCGGTCAAGCTCGACATGGGATTGGAACCGCTGGAACTGGAGGCCACGTTTGCCGGCCCCATGCGCGATGTCCTGCGCCAGTTCGGCGTGACCGGCGTTGCCGGCGTCTACCTGCGCTTCGTCGGTTCCTATCAGCAGCAGGACACCGGCGCCTACGACACCGTCGAGGTGGTCATGCGCGGCCGGCATGACGAAATCGACATGGGCGATGCCAAGACGGGCGAAGTTGGCGAGTTCAAGGTCAAGTCGTCACTCGCCTACTACAAGCTGATCTGGAACGGCCGCACGGAGATCGAAATCGACGTGCTGAACATGGTCCAGATCATCGACGGCATTGATGTGATGGCCGAGCGCCGCCGCGCGTTGCGCGTGTTCTAAACCTGCCGCCCCGGCCACGCGCCGGGGCGCTTTTCCTGCCTATTGGAGCTGCATATGTCCGACACCAACACCCCCCTTGCCAGTACTGATGTTCGCACCGTGAACCTCGACCAGCCTCTGAAGCGTGGCGAGATTGAAATCACCTCCATCGAGGTTCGTCGGCCAAAGGCCGGAGAGTTGCGCGGCCTCAACCTGCGCAACCTGAGCGAGCTGGATTACAGCACGCTCGAATCCCTGCTGCCGCGCATTACGATGCCCAGCCTCACCAAGTTGGAAGTGGCCAATCTGGATCCGTCCGACCTGATGCAACTCGGCGCAGAGGTCGTGGATTTTTTGTTGCCGAAGCGGGTGAAGGCCGGATTGCCCCAAGCGTAGACGATGCCATGGCCGACATCGCCGCCGTGTTCCACTGGCCGCCATCAGAGATGGCTCCCATGGCTCTGGCCGAGCTGATGACCTGGCACTCGCACGCCCTTTCCCGCGCCAAAACCCCGGATCAGTGAGAACCCTCCATGAGCCGCGACCTGCGCCTTCGTGTCCTGTTCGAAGCTCTCGACAAGGTGACCAAACCACTGCGCGAAATCTCCGGCAGTTCGACCAAGGCCTCGAAAGACCTGCGAGATACTCAGGCCCGACTCCAGGCGCTCAATCGGACCCAAGGCGATGTATCAGCCTTTCGAAAGCTGAAGCAGGAGGTCGGAGGAACCGAAAGGGCCCTGAAGGAGGCGCAGGCGCGGGTCGCGGCACTTGGCCGGGAATTGCAGTCCACCAGCGCTCCGACCAAGAAACTCAAGACCGAGTTTGAGCGGGCCAAACGCACCGCTGCCAGCCTGAAGGCAGAACATCAGGAACAGGCCCTGCAATTGCAGCGACTGCGCGAAAGGCTGGCTACGGCAGGCGTGCCAGCAAATCGCCTGGCCGAACATGAGCGCCGTCTGCGACAGGAAGTCAGCCGAACCAACACCGAGCTCGAAGACCAGACCCGCCGCCTTGATGCCGCCGCCATTCGGTCACAGCGACTGTCCGCCGGGCGCGAAGCCTTTGGCAAGGTCCAGGGCGTCGCCGGCCAGACGGCGCTGGCCGGGGCCGCCTCGCTCGGCGCCGGCATGGCAGCGGCAGCACCTATCGTCGGAGCAACGCGCGAGGCGATGACGTTCGAATCTGCCATGGCCGATGTTCGCAAGGTCGTCGACTTCCCGACGCCTGCCGCGTTCGAGGCCATGTCAAACGATGTGCTGGAGCTCTCGACCCGCATCCCGATGGCCGCAGAAGGTCTTGCACAGATCGTCGCGGCGGCGGGACGGGCAGGTTTCCCTCGGAAGGAACTGCTGCGCTTCGCCGAAGATGCCGCCAAGATGGGCGTCGCCTTCGACACTACCGCCGAGGACGCGGGCGAGATGATGGCCAAGTGGCGCACCGCCTTCGGCCTTAGTCAGAAAGGCGTGGTTGACCTCGCTGACCAGATCAACGCGTTGACAAACACCTACGGCGGCAATGTGAAGGCGGTGACGGATATGGTCACACGCATTGGCCCGCTCGGCAAGGTAGCGGGCCTGGCCGCGCCCCAGATCGCCGCCATCGCGCAATTGATGAACAAGACTGGCGTCGAGGCCGAGGTCGGCGCCACCGGCATCAAGAACATGATGCTGCGCCTGACCCAAGGTGCTGCTGCCACCAAGAGCCAGAAGCAGGCCTTCAAGGCGCTTGGGCTCGACGCCAAGGCAGTCGCCAGGTCGATGCAGAAGGACGCCTCCGGCACCATCCTCAACGTCATGGAGCGGATCTCGAAGCTTTCGGGCGACGAGCAGGCCTCGATCCTGACCCAATTGTTTGGCTCGGAGTCCGTCGCCGCAATTGCGCCGCTACTGACCAACCTTGATCAGCTGAAGAAGAACCTGGCATTGGTTGGGGACGCCAGCCAGTACGCCGGCTCCATGGAGAAGGAATATCTGACCCGCATTGCCACCACCGAGGGTGCCGTGGGGCTGGCTCGCAACGCCTTCTCCGCCCTCAACATCACGCTGGGCAAGCAGCTTCTGCCAACCGTCGTCGACTTCGCCAAGCGTGGTGGCGAGATGCTTAACCGGTTGCGCTCCTGGGCCAAAGAGAACCCGCGCTTGGTCAAGGGCATACTCTGGATCGCTGGCGTGCTCTCCGGTGTATTGGTCGGCTTTGGCGGCTTGGCGCTCGCCATCACCGCTCTGCTCGCCCCCTTCGCTGCTCTGGCGTTCATCGCCGGCGTGTTCAACGTCACCATGCTGCCGATGATTGGCATCGTTCTGGCGGTCGTTGCCGGTATCGCGGCCCTCTCAGCGGCAGGGCTTTACCTCTACAACAACTGGGATCGCTTCGCCGCCTGGTGGATAGACTTGTGGGACAGCATCGCCCAAGCCTTCAACATCGCATTGAGCACCCTGTCTGGACTATGGGGCCGCTTCAAGGAGATCGGGGCCAACCTGCTCGACGGCCTGATCACGGGCATCACCGGCAGACTGACGGCGCTGAAAGACACGGTTCTCGGCGTCGCAGCATCGGTGCGCGACTGGTTCAAAGAGGCGCTGGGCATTCGTTCGCCCAGCCGCGTGTTCATGGGATTGGGCGGCCACGTTATGGCCGGTCTGGATGAAGGCCTGAACCGAGGTGCCGAGGCGCCGCTCAATCGCATCCGCGACCTCTCGAGCCAGCTCAGCCGCGCCCTGGCCGTTGGAATCACCGCACCCGCGTTGCTGGCGCCCTCCCCGGCGACAGCCGGCCCCGCCTCTGTCGCCGCGTCGGCAGCTACTGGCGCTCTACCCAGCGGCAACACCTATAACATCACCATTCACGTGAACGGCTCCAACCCGGCTGACGTCGAGCGCGCCGTGCGCAATGCCATCGACCGGATCGAGCGCGAGCGCGCTGCTCGCACCTTCCGCGACTCCTGAGGAAGTTTATGCACCTGATGGCACTTGGAATGTTCGTTTTCGAGATCTCTTCGCTGGCCTACGGCGAGCTGCAACGGCGCGCGGACTGGCGGCACGCCCGCTCGGCCCGGATCGGTGCGCGAGATGCCACCCAGTTTGTCGGCCCCGGCGAGGAAACCATCTGTCTGCAAGGCTCCGTTTTCACCGAGATTGCCGACGGGCCTGCCTCAATTGATACCCTGCGTGAAATGGCCGACCAGGGCGAAGCCTTGCCTCTGGTCAATGGCGATGGCGTTGTTTTGGGCACCTTTGTCATTACCGCCCTCGACGAGCGCCAGAGGGCGTTTCACGACAACGGCGTCCCTCGTCGGATCGATTTTGCCATCGATCTGCTGCGCGTCGATGATTCCGATCGGGCACCGCGAGGCAAGGCATGATCCCATATCGCCACAACATGCCCGACTGGCGCGTGGCGCTCGAGGGACAGGATCTGACCGGGAAGCTCCGTCCGCGCCTGGTCTCGCTCTCCCTGTCCGAGAAGCGCGACGAAGAAGCCGATCAGCTCGACATTGTGCTCGAGGACACCGATGGTGGATTGGCCCTCCCCCGGCCTGGTGCGCTGTTGACGCTCTCCCTCGGCTGGAAGCAGGGCCTCGACGTGACGCCCGGCCTGGTGGCCAAGGGTGCCTTCAAGGTGGACGAGATCGAGCATTCCGGCCCGCCCGATCAGATCACCCTTCGTGCCCGCTCCGCTGACTTTACCGGCGATCTCCGCGTTCGGCGGGAGCACAGCTGGCACGACACAACGCTGGGGGCAGTGTTGAGCGACGTTGCCGGGCGGAACGGCCTCCGGGGCCACATAGCGCCGGATCTGGCGCGGATTGTCGTGTCAACGCTCTGCCAGAGCCGGGAAAGCGACACCGCCTTCCTGCGCCGTCTGGGCACCGAACACGATGCCGTAGCGACGATCAAAAGCGGCTGCCTGCTCTTCACCCGCAAAGGGGCTGGCACGACGCCCGGCGGCAAGCCCATTCCGATGTTCACGATTCGCCGCTCGGAGGGCGACCAGCACCGCTGGACCCGGGAAACGCGAGACGAGCATGCTGGAGTGACCGCCTACTGGCATGACAAAGGCGAAGCCAAGCGCCAGTCCGTCACCGTAGGAGAGAAACACGGGTCCAAGAGGCTGCGCAAAATCTATGCGAGCGAGGCGGAAGCCACGCGGGCCGCCATTGCGGAGCGCGCCCGCCTCAAGCGCATGCCGGCAACTCTCGAGCTGCGACTGGCGCTCGGCCGCCCCGATGCCTATCCCGAGCAACGGGTAAAGGTCAGCGGCTTCAAGCCGGAAATCGACGCCACCACCTGGCTCATTACCGAAGTGAGCCACCGGCTCAACAGCAACGGCGGCTTCACCACGGATTTAAGGATGGAAACGGCTCCATGATTACTTAATCATAATTTCACCTCCGAAGAGGGATATTAGGGTCCGGACCCATAAACAGGATTCACATGGTTGCCGCGATGTGATTCACCTGCCTTTGGCGAGGAGGCACCATCGATGGCGGATTTCTTCTGGTTTTCAGATGAGCAGTGGGCGCGGATC